TCACTGAGCAGGAGAATAATGCTATTATCGTTGCATCCTACGGAACCTTCTCGACTGGGATTAATATCAAAAATTTACACAACGTAATTTTTGCCTCGCCATCTAAATCAAGAATAAGAAATCTTCAATCAATCGGGAGGGTACTTAGAAAAGGTAACAAAAAAACTAGTGCTACCTTATATGACATTGCTGATGATATTAGTTATAAGTCTAGACGTAATTATACATTAAATCATTTAATCGAAAGAATTAAAGTCTACAATGAAGAAAATTTCAATTATGATATAGTAAATATACCGCTTAAGAACTAATGGGAGAAGAATTTTATAGTATATTAAAATTAATGTCTGGTGAAGAAATCTTTGCCCTTGTCTCTGTTGATGAAAGTGGGGAAGATGTTATGGTGCTTCTTCAAAATCCTTTAGTAATGAAGATGATGAATTCTGCTAAAGGTGGATTTATTAAAGTTAGAAAATGGATAGAATTAGCTGATGATGATATATTTCTTATGAAGTACGATAAAATATTAACAATGACAGAATGTAAAGATAAAAAATTAATTGCTATTTACAATAATTATTGTCATGATGATGAATATGATATGGAAATTTTTAATGAATCTGGTGAAGTAACAATAACTAATCAGATGGGATATGTTTCTTCAGTAGAAGATGCTCGTAAGAAATTTGAAGTATTATTTAAGATTAATCAAGAACCTAAAGAAACCTAATATATCCCTATCAACCTCGACAAAGGTAATTCTACTGGTATTTGATAACCTTGTCAAGCCCCAAAAGTATGCTATAATATAATCAAACTATAAAGACGGGAAAATTATGTTATGCCAAAAAAGAAATCCGAACACTATGTAAATAATAAACAACTGTTAGAAGCACTTATTGTTTATAGAGAAAAAGTAGCACATGCAAAAGAAAATGATTTACCAAAACCACGTATAACAAATTATCTTGGTGAGTGTTTTTTAAAGATTGCTACACATTTATCATACAAACCTAATTTTGTAAACTATATGTTTAGGGATGATATGATATCTGATGGTATTGAAAATTGCGTACAATATATTCATAATTTTGATCCAGAGAAGTCTAGAAATCCATTTGCATACTTTACTCAAATTATTCATTACGCTTTCCTTAGAAGGATACAGAAGGAAAAGAAA